CGCCAAGCGCGAGACCGAGGTCAAGGAGCTCCGCGAGCGCCTCGAGACCACGGGCAAGTCGAGCGCGGAGATCAAGGCCCGCGTCGACGCGCTCGAGGCGGAGATCGCCCGCGGCGAGTACCGCTCGAAGGGCGACCGCAACTGGAAGGAGGCTCCGGAGTTCAAGGCCCTCAACGAGTTCTGCCGCGTCGGGATCAACGCCGTCGGGGCCGAGCACAAGGCCCTGCTGCGGACCGACTCCGCGGTGGACGGAGGGTTCCTCACCACGTCCGAGATGGACTCCGAGATCACGAAGAAGATCACGGAAATCGACCCGATCCGATCGGTCGCACGCGTGCGGACGATCTCCTCGAAGTCGCTCGAGCTCCCGATCCGGGCCACGATCCCCACCGCCACCTACGAGGGAGAAGGTGACACGGGCGCGGACTCGGCCTCGAGCTACAGCAACGAGACCGTGGTCCCGTACCGGCAGACCTTCACGGTCCCGGTCACGATGGACATGCTGATGAACTCCGTCTTCGACATGGACTCGGAGATCCTCGGCGACGCCGCCGAGGCCTTCGCGTTCGGCGAGGGCAACGGGTTCACGGTCGGAACCGGCTTCAAGCAGCCGGCGGGCTTCGTGACCAATGCGACGCTCCAGGCCGCGGCTCGCCTCTCGGGCGTGTCGGGCGTGCTCACGCCGAACTCGCTGATCCTCCTGACCGGCGACCTCAAGGTGGGGTACAACCCGGTCTACGTGATGAATCGGCGCACCCTCGCGCTGATCCGCACGTTCCGCGGCGACGCGGCCAGCCCCGGCGACGCGGCGGGCCAGTTCCTGTGGCAGCCCGGGATGAACGGCGGAGTGGCCGCGACCCTCAACGGGTACGGCTACATCCTGGCGAACTCGATGCCCGACGTCGCCTCGAGCGCGTTCGCGGTGGCCTTCGGCGACTTCCGCCGCGGCTACACGATCGTGGATCGGACGGGGACGAGCATCATCCGGGACGAGTTCTCGCAGAAGCGCAAGGCGATCGTGGAGTTCACGCTCAATCGGTGGAACACCGGCCGCGTGACGCTGCCCGAGGCGATCAAGCTCCTCCAGATCACCGCGTAGTAGGCGCGGGAGCTCGAGGCGCAGGAGTCGAAACGTAGAAACGGGACCCCGCCGGCCGCGTGCCGGCGGGGACACCCGAAGGAGAAAAGGTCATGGAGTTCGATCTTCACAGCAAGATCAAGGTCGCCTCGGTCATCACGCCCACGGCGGGCGCGGCGGCGGGCGCGAGCGTGGTCGGGTCGATCATCGACACGCTCGGCTTCGAGTCGTTCGAGTACGCGATCCACTCGGGCACGATCACGACCGGGAGCTTCTCGGTCACGCTCGAAGAGGGCAACGTCTCGAACCTCTCGGACGCGACGGCGGTCCCGGCAGCGAACCTGCTCGGCGCGTCGCCAACCTTCGTCGTCACGGACGACAACCAGGTCCGCCGAGTCGGCATCATCGGGAAGAAGCGCTACCAGCGCCTGACGCTGGTCGGTGCCTCGACGCCCGTCGGTGCGTTCTCGGTGGTGGCGGTCCTCGGGAACCCGGTCGTGCAGCCGGTCCCGGCGCAGGCGACCACGAGCTAGGCTGTCGAGCTCGAAGAGTGAAGTGGAGGCGAGGGGAAGCGCGCGAGGCTCCTCTCGTGGGAAGGCAAGCCAAAGGGCGCCACCCCCTCGCCTCTCACCACTCGGAAACGAAAGGAGATCCCATGCGCGGTTTCAAGCTCTACGCGTTCGCGGCGCTCGCCGTTCTGCTCACGGCTTCGAGTGCCCTCGCGCAGTCCGGCGGCCCTCCGGGCACGTGCGTTTTCACGGCGCAGGGCGCAGTCGCCGCTCGATTCTCGGGGGTCGACATTCAGGCCCTTCCGGCCGCGTCCGGAGGGAAGGGAATCTACATCCAGAACATCGGGAACTCGGCGGCTTCCACCTACGGGGCGACGATCAAGAGCGCCGCCGTGCTCGACGCCAACCTGGCGACGATCACGCCCTCGTTTGTCTTCGGGAACTCGGCCCTGACGTCGGTCATCCGAACTGGAACCCAACCCGCCACGACGACGACCGCCTTCGTCATCACGAGTCCGTCCGTCGGGAGTCTGCCCCCGATCTACATTCCGCCGGGAAAGTTCGTTACGGTCGTCCACAATACGGCGAACCAGGCAACGAACATCACGGTTTGCTTTACCGAGGTCCGCTAGGACCGCCCACCCTGCAACCCTAACCCCACCACCCCCGCAAGGAGTCCCACCAGTGAAGATCCGATTCCTCGAGAACGGGCGCCGCGCCCACCCGAAAGACCCGACCTTTCCCCAGCTTCAGCACGTTTCCGGCGAGGTCTACGACCTGCCCGACGAGATGGCCTTCGACGCGCTCTCCTCGCGCAACGAGAAGGGCGAGGCGCGCTGCGAGCTCGCGGAGGAGCAGACGGCCGACGAAGGCGCCGGCGCCGGCGCCGACTCGCAGGCCGAGGAGGAGGCCCGTATCGCCGCGGAGGCCGACGCGAAGGCGAAGGCCGCGGAGAACACGGGCGCCAAGGAGCCGAAGCGCGAGGACAAGAAGGGCCGCGGCGCGAAGGCGCTCGAGTAGCGCGCAGCCGTGGCCGACCTCTACCAGGTCGTCTCTGCGGGCCCGGCCCCCGTCACGCTCGAGGAAGCGAAGAGCTACCTCAAGCTGCCGGCGGGCCCGGGCCCGGACGACGCGCTCCTCGCGGTGATCCTGCTCACCGCGACGGAAATCGCGGAGTCCTACACGCGCCGGTCGTTCCGCCCCGTTACGTGGAAGCTCACCCTGGATGAGTTCTGCGACCGGATCGAGCTCCGCCGGGACCCCGTGTCCGCCGTGAGCTCGATCACCCGGCTCGTGGCGAACGTCGCGACCGCCGTCTCGTCTTCCGTCTACTACCTCAAGAATGGCGTGCAGTCCTCGGAAGTACTACTCGCGGACGGCGAAGACTGGCCGGACGATACCGACGAGCGCGAGGGCGCGATCGTGGTCAACTTCGCGACCGTCGCGCACCGCCGGATCGCGAGCGCGAAGGATGCGATCTTGCGCCTCGCGGCCTACCTTTACGAGAACCGCGGCGACTGCGGGGACCTGAACCAGGTCGGCTCGGGGCCCGCGGTCTCGACCGACTCGATCAAGGCGTCAGGTGCGCACTTGATTCTTGATCAGATCAGAATCTCTAGGGTCTAACATGGCCGCAATGATTCAGTTCGCTCAAGACAAGATCGCGCAAAAGATCCTCAAGAAGCTCAACGCTTCGGTCGCGGTGACGATTTTTCTGATTTTCTTGTTCGGCCTTCCCGCCTACGCGCAACCTTCCGGGTCGTGCGTCGACGTGGAAACCGCCGCGGTCGCCGCCCGATATTCCGGGATGGACCTTCGCGCGCTCCCGTCCGCTTCCGGAGGTCGTGGTCTTTACATCACCTCCATCGCCCTCCCGGCGAATATCTCTTACACCGCGAAAATTTCGACGACCGCGATTCTCGACGCCAACCTCGCGACCATCTCCCAGAACTTCAAGTTCGGAAACGGAGTGGTCGGGACGGTGGTTCGCGAAGGAACCGCGCCGACGAACGGAACCGAAGGGAGCTATTTTTTAATCTACGGGAACCTTCCCAATCTCCCGTCTACTTTCATCCCTCCTGGATCGTACGTCACGATCGTCGGGACGACCACGGACACCCCGACGATCATCGTCGTTTGCTACGTCGAGGTCCAATAGGATCTCCAATCTCACCGCCGGACCTCGAATCCGCGGAGAGCTCGACCTTTCTGGTCTCAAGGATCTAGATGAGCTATCTCGTTCCCGCAGCGGGTTTGATCCTCATGGGAGACTCGATCACATCCGGAACGATCGGGTCGGTAGGAGGCGGAGGAACGCCCTACGCGACGCTGCTCGCCGCTCGCTACGCGATCGAAAATAGAGGGATCGGAGCGTCGACTTCGGGGGATTGGGCCGCGAATCCGTTGAACACGGTCAATCCGAGTCGAAAGCCGGTCGTCGTGATGCTCGGAACGGTCGACGCGAGCGGGTTCGGGCACCCGGGACCAACGGACCCGGCGGACTACCTGACGAACATGGACACGCTCGTCACGCGCGCGATCGCGGACGGAGCTCCCTACGTCGTCGTAATGACGCCGCCGCCTCGAGGTGAGGGGGACGCCTCCGCGTCGGAGCTCGACCGGCTCGCGGCATATCGAAGCGCGATTTTCGCGTTGTGCGACGACTTCCCCTCGGTCGCCGCTCGTCTCGGTCCGGACGTCAACCAACTTCTCAGCCCGGTGGAAGACTTCGTCCCGGCCGATGGAACCCATCCGAACGCTGCCGGCCACGCTAAGATCGCGAGCGCGCTCTTCGAGATTTTCCAGCTCCTACCGTTCGGAGTCGTGGAAGCGAACGGCTCATTCGGTCCGGCAGTTTCTGCGGGGAGCGCCTTTGAATCGGCGGCAAGAGGATCGGCTTCTCTGAGTAAGGTAATCTAGACCCCATGGCCCGGAAGAAGATCGCATACAAAACGGACGTCGCGGTGCGCTACGAGTACCCGACCGACACGGTCAACGCGGAGCCGCTCGACACGACCGATGACGGGGCCACGTGCTCGTTCAAGGTCTTCGACGCGAACGCGGACGAGGTCCTCTCGGCGGACGAGGCCGGAGCGCAGACCGTCCTGAGTGTGACGGGCGTTGGCGTGTTCAAGGTGGGATGGCTCGTCGAGGTGGACCTGGTCTCGGGGGCGGTCCACGACTTCACGATCTCGGCGGTCGATCCGGTCGCAGGCACGATCACCGGGACCGCGCTCCCGAGCGCGGCGGTCGCCGGCGCGCGCGTCCGACGCCGGCTCGGGAACGCCATCACCATGACGGAATACGGGACGCCCGCGCTCGGGCAGACCGACTGGGGGTTCATCGGGTTCCTCCCGAAGAACCACCCGGGACTCTCGATCGGCCTCGAGGTGGACATCGAGATCTCGTTCATCGGAAACGTGGGCGGAGGCCTCGACGCCCTCGCCGTAATCTGCGCGGTCGTTGCCCCCGAGGCCGACTGCGCCGCGTGCTCGTAGGTGGGCTGCTCGGGCGAGAAGGTCCGGAAGAAGAACCGGACGGCTTGCATCGGCGACCTTCGCGATCGCGTGGTCCTCCACGACCGCCGGCTGGTCGAGCCGATCTTCGGGACTTCCGCGCTCTCGGAGAAGTTCACGTCGCGCGCCGTGGTCTGGGGCGCCGTTTCAACCGTCACCGGCCGAACGATCTTCGACGGCGTCTCGACCGACCGGGTCATTTCCCACGAGGTCCTGCTCCGCTTCGATCCGTGCGTCACGTCCGAAACGTGGCTCGTGATCGACTCGGGCCATCGTCTCGACGTGGTGAAGGTCGAGGACCTCGACGAGCGCCACGAGTGGCTCCGCCTCCAGTGCGTCGACGTCGGCCTGGCGGACCTCGCGGCGACGCGCGCGTGAGCTCGGGGGCGCGCGGCGGTCGCGGGGACTTCTACCTGGTGGTCCGAGGGGACCGGCAGAACGAGCGCGTGATCGCGCGAATCAAAGGGGGCGAGCGCGCCACCCGGCGCTCGATCCGTCACGCCTTCATGGAACTGGGGCGCGACCTCAAGAAGACCGCGAGCGCGGAGATTCTTCGGCGGCCGAAGAGTGGCCGGACGTACCTGATCTATTCGGCGCGCACGGGCCGCGCGCGCCGCCACGTGGCGAGCGCGCCGGGGGAGACCCACGCGAACCTCTCGGGCGAGCTCCGCCGCTCGATCGGGTGGCGCGTTCACGGTGAAGACCGGATGGAGTTCGGCTACGGGGTTTCGGAGCGCCCCGTGCCGCGGCGCGGGATCTTCCTCGAATACGGGACCCGCCGGATGGCCGCGCGGCCGAGCTTGCACAACGCTATCCTGGCGACCCAGGCGCAAGTTCAGCACGACTTCGAGGACGCGATGAACCGGGCCTTCAATCGAGGGGCGCAGCCGTGAGTTGGCGAGATACCCCTTGCGAGGAGTGGAAGGGCTGCCGTTCGGACGGGTACGGTCGGCGGCGCTTCCGCGGCCGCGTGTGGCAGGCCCACCGCGT